TTCATCGGCACCAATCTGCTCAATGAAGCATTCTTGGAGCGTTTCGCCATCACGGTTGAGCAAGAGTATCCTCCTGCTGCCACCGAGCGCAAGATTCTTGAGAAGAATTTTGCACTGTACAATCTGACTGATGCAACGTTCATCGATCGTTTGATTACTTGGGCTGAAGTCATTCGCAAGTCTTTCGCTGATGGTGCGGTTGATGAAGTTATCTCGACTCGTCGTCTTGTGCATATCACGAAGGCATATTCAATCTTCGGTAATCGTCTGAAGGCAATTGAGATGTGCTTGAACCGATTCGATACGGACACCAAGACTGCGTTCTTGGATCTGTACACGAAGGTTGATGCAGATGCGACTGCTCCAGTTGCACCGAAGGATGATGTTCAGGTAGAAGCGATCAATGATCCGATCAGCGGCAATCTCACCGTTCGTGTTACCAAGTATGGTCACACAAAAGAAATGGTGCTGACTGCTATGGATATGGTAGAGTATCAGGGTCAGGGAATGACTGAGCAGCAGGTTATTGATCGCATCGCCAAGACTCTTGCGGTTGTGATTGGTGATGAAAATCCGTTTTAATGGAGGCTGATATGGATCAGTTTAGAATGAAAATGCAAGAAAAGGTTAATGTGTTCTTGGATAGACTTCGTGAGTCTGGTGAAACTAACATGTTTGGTGCAGCCCCATATATCCAAGAAGCGTTTGGTGTAAACAGAACTGAAGCCAAGCAGTATCTCTTGAATTGGATGCAAACTTTTGACGAACGGCATCCGCAGTAAGCAATAGTTTACATTTGCCATTTGTTAGTATATAATAAATGGTATGTCGCAAGGGAAGCCCCAGTCTTGCGATATTATTGAAGGGGTGTTTTGTGAAGGTATATTATATGTCTAATGCTCTTAATTCGTTTGTTAGTTATCTTGCTGATGGTAAGTCGTTGACTTCGCGACAGGTCCGCGCTATGTTCAAGGTCGACAATGCTGCTGATCTTGCTTATCGCGCTCGCAATGAGGGTATCTCGGTTTTCACAAACCGTACGACTCTCAGCGATGGTACCAAGACTTTCGTGTATCGTCTCGGCACCCCTTCGCGTCAGTTTGCGAAGTATCTTGATCGAGGTCAGATTGCGCGTGCTCGCAAGACCCTCTATCGCAACGCTATCAGCGTGACGATGGGCTAATCAGCCAATTCTAAAAACTAATACAGTTCTGTGGGGGTGCAATGCCCCCACAGTTTCATTTGAATTTCGGTAAATACTGAGGTTGACAATCAACGATTCCACATATATAATCACATATATTGGAGGAAATTTTTTATGGTAAAGGTAATTGTAGCAAGAGAAAAATTAGATTGCGAGCATTTGCTTGGTCAATTTTTGGATGAATCAAATTATGATGTATTGATTGATGAAGATACAGATTGTTATCTTCAGAGCGAAGATGAGAATAACATCGCATTTAAATTTCGCAAAAACTATTTCACCAAACAAGAGCAAGACGCTGCTTATACAGGATTACGTGAGGCTGCTACACCTACCCAGAATCGTGGACTTGCTGCTGGACCTAAAGGTGAAAAGTGCGGAAACCGTGAATGGGTTTCAGAATTTCAGTTGCGTTTGTTTGATTTCTTTAAGAAAGAACCAGAAAACTCTGTCGTTAAGATTGATCCTAGACAAGAGGTTGAGTTTCTGCGCGCAAAATATAGTAACGTAGATTCTAGTCGTGGATTGGTTTGGTTGACTCAAAAGGTTAAAGAAAACAATTTTAATTTTGAAGATTGGTTGAATAAAGTTTTAACCATGAGCGTTAAAGAACGTAAAGAGGAGTCTCTTGGTGTCGAAGAAACATACATCTCTGATACAACGTATGCGAACGTGGTTAATTCGGGTATTGCTGGTTGGTTCGATCGTTATCCTCGCATTCCTTACGGTCGCGCTACTTCTTATACACAAAATCATTACGAAAAGTTCCAAATGGCTTTTCCGTTTCTCCAATCGCTAGATCGTGGATTTAAACAATTAGTTCCTTGGCGATGGTCTAACCAACGGAATGTTGCAGATAAAGTTGATCCAGCATTCCTGGTTCCAGAAACTGTGTTCACAACAATTACGGTAAACAAAACTTTTCGAACGGCAGCGCATCGTGATGCTGGCGATTTCACAGATGGGTTGAGTAATCTTCTGGTTCTATCAAACAATGGCAATTATACAGGCGGATATTTGATTCTACCAGAAGTTCGTATTGCTGTAAATGTGCGTCCAGGTGATTTGTTGCTAGTGAATAATCATGAGTACATCCACGGCAATACTCCAATCGTTGTACATGATGATGAAGCAGAACGTATTTCTCTTGTATGTTACTTCCGTGAAAAGATGCTTGAACTTGGGAGTAAAGAATATGAAGATCATCGATTTAATTATGTTGAGTGCCGTAGAAAAGACAAAGAACATCCATTACAACGAAAACTCTGGAACGGAATCAGCCCAGGAATGTGGTTGGAACAAGAATGGTATGACTACTTGGAAAAAAATGGTGGAAGGGAAATGGTTGCCAAATACCATCCGGAAGCGTATAATAAAGAATCAACACTAGACAATCTCTTTGGGTAATGTATGAAAATATTGACTGTAGTTCATGATTTCAATAACTTCGGTGGTATCATTTCTCATGCCGAACAATTAATTGCTGGGTTCAAGGATCTTGGTCATGAGACTGGCTTTGTATATCTACGAAGCACAAAGTCTGGTGGCAAGTTTTCTGATGATTATGACAAAGAAGGTTATGACATCGGAGTGGGGACTGGTCTCCCAGTTCACCAAGGTAAGGGTTGGCGAGGCGAATATTTGTCATTCATTAATGATGCAGACGTGGATCGGTTTGTAAATCTCGCCAATTCTTATGACGTTGTTATTTGGCAATCTATCTTCGGATTCAAATGCCAAGATTCAGAGGGTAAGCAATCATGGCTAAGAATGTTCACCGAAGTAAAAGCCAGACACGTTGTAATCGTTCACGACGGAAACCTTCGCAAAAATTATCCATGGATTCATCATTTGCGGAAACATATCGCAGGGCTGGCATGCGTCCATCCCAGCGCAATGAATCAAGCAGATGCTATGGAGATCCCACGATTATTGATTTTGAATCCACAGGATATATCCAAAAAGCAAGAAACATCTTTCGATAAGAGAACAGATACGATCTTCTCGCTTCAAACATTCAAGCGTTGGAAAAGAGTTGATGATCTCGTAGCAGCAGTTCCTTATATTAATGGTCAGGTGATTGTTGCTGGTGATGGCATTGAGCGTGCTTACATGGCTTCTAAAGATAAGTGTAAGCCAGAATATTATTGCACTGTAGAACGCGATTCCCAAGCAACTGAAGACCGTGTTGGCAAACCAATCTGGCTAAATGCCCTCAATAAAGGTATGCAGTATATTGGCTTCGTGTCCGAACAAAAGCGTGATGAGATTTTGAGTCACAGTAAGTTCTTGCTCGATCCTTCTTGGTCAAAGACTTACGGTGAGCATTTCAATCGTGTCGTCATTGATGCAATGCTCATGGGCGTTGTTCCTATTGCTCGTAATCTTGGTGTGTCTAATAATGAGAAGGGCGAAGGTTTACTCAAACCTGATAAGAACTATTTGATGATTCCTTGGGACGCAACACCTAAACAGTTCGGTGATCTTTGCAATAAATTTTTGACTATGCCGCAATCTGACTATGATCAAATTGTTGCTAATAATTGGGAATTTGTGAAGTATTTTGATCGTAAAGAAATTGCTAAACAATATCTTGAACTTGCTTATGGATTGTGTGCGGTTAAGGTTGGTAAGTTTGATCAATCTTTAAATGATACAGTCGACTCTGTTTGGAATAGACATTTTAAATTTGAAAAAAAACTGAACGTCACTAGCACGCTAGATGAGTTATTCGGTTGACTATATAATATGTTGGTTTGAATTTTTTACTCTGGAGTTAATATGCAATTAGAAGTATCAGTAGAACAACTACGAAAGAACAAACTGTTCGTAGCAACGCCAATGTATGGCGGTAGTGCTCACGGCATGTATGTTAAATCTTGCCTCGATCTTCAGTCCGTATGTTCACAATATGGCATCGAGGTTCGTTTCTCGTTTATCTTTAACGAATCACTCATTACTCGCGCCCGCAATTATCTTGTAGATGAGTTCCTTCGCGCAGAAGGCTTCACTCATATGCTCTTTATTGACGCAGATATTCATTTTGATCCGCGTGATGTAATCGCAATGCTTGCTCTTGATAAAGAGATTATCGGTGGACCATATCCAAAGAAGTCCATCAAGTGGGGAGCAATTAAAGAAGCAGTCAAGCGTCATCCTGAAATCAGCACTGGCGATATGGAAAAACTTGCTGGCGATTTCGTCTTCAATCCAGTTCCTGGCACTGAGAAGTTCTCTGTTGCTGAACCAATTGAAGTTCTTGAAATCGGCACAGGCTTTATGATGATTCGTCGCGAAGTGTTTGATAAGTTTAAGGAAAAGTATCCGCAACTTCGTTATCGCCCCGATCACGTTGGTCAGGCAAACTTCGATGGCTCACGATATATCCATGCTTACTTCGACACTGTTATTGACAGCGTCGCAAATGGTGGTAAGGGATCGGATCGTTACTTGTCTGAAGACTATATGTTCTGCCAGTGGTGGCGTAACATGGGCGGTCAGATTTGGTTGTGCCCATGGATGAAGACGCATCACATCGGTACATATGCATTCACTGGTGATATGCCAGCAGTTGCAAACTACGTCGGCTCTCTCTAATAGAGATATTTTGTTATGATAGTTGGACTTGTAGGCTTTATTGGGGCAGGTAAAGGCACAGTTGCAGATCTCTTGGTAGATCGTCACGATTTTGTCAAAGAGAGTTACGCAAACAGTGTCAAAGATGCTTGCGCTACAATCTTTGGTTGGAATCGTAGTATGCTCGAAGGTGACACTCCAGGCTCAAGAGCATGGCGTGAACAAGATGATAAGTGGTGGTCTGAAAAACTTGGTAAACCATTTTCGCCAAGACTAGCACTCCAACTAATGGGCACAGAGGCAGGGCGGGATGTTTTTCACCCTGACCTCTGGGTTCATACTGTGATGCGTCGCTGCGAACTAGCACCATGGCATAACTATGTCATTGCTGATGTTCGTTTCCCAAATGAAATTGATGCAATCAGAAAATCTGGTGGCAAAGTCATTCGCGTTCGTCGTGGCGATGATCCTGAGTGGTATAAACTTGCTTATGATTGCAATACATTCAATCAACAAGAAGTAATGCGTAATGCATATCCTGAAGTCCACTATTCTGAGTGGGCATGGGTTGGTCAATTTACAGACATTACGATGGACAATAATTGTGATTTAGATACATTGACCATAAGGGTTGATAAACTAGTTGATTCGTTATATAATAATCGTGTTGAAGCAAATGAGGTCGTTAATTATGAAACTATCTGAAGATACTGTGAACGTCCTGAAGAATTTTTCAGGAATTAATCAAAGCCTACAATTTAAAGTTGGTAACACTCTTAAAACTATTTCCCCCCTCAAAACAATTTTTGTTGAGGCTACGGTCAACGAAAGTTTCCCGCAAGAGTTTGCCATTTATGATTTGAATAAACTCTTGGCAAAGGTTTCGTTGTATAAGGAAGCCGAGTTGTCGTTTGATGACGACAAGGTAAATATCAGCACTCAAAATAAAAAGAAGTCTGATTACATCAAGTATTGTTCACCTAAAGTTATCGTTGTTCCGCCTGAGAAGACAATCGCGCTTGGTGATGCTGATTGTTCGTTCAGTCTTTCGCAAGAAGATCTTGATTGGATGCGAAAGAGCGCAGGTATTTCTGGCTCGCCAAACTTTGTATTTGAGAGCGACGGCACCACGATTTACTTTATCGCAACTGACGTTAAAGATGATGCTGCTGATCAGTCTAAGATTGAGATCGGCACCGTTGAAGACGGTAACAAGTTCCGCGTTGTAATGAAAGTCGAAAACTTCAAGTTGCTTGAAGGTTCGTATGATGTTGCGATTGCTAAGAAGGGTCTTGCGCAGTTCAAGCATAAGTCCGTCCCGATCACTTACTACATTGCAATCGAAGCAGCCAGTTCAACATTCGGAGAAGAAGAATGAAAGTAGATAAAGCAAAAGTTCTTGGATGTCTCCAGGAAATTTCAAACTCCCTCACTCGCATTGAAGCTGAGCGAGATCTCATTAAAGAGATTCTCCAGAAGATGCAAGAAGAATGCGAGATTCCAAAGAAGTTGAGCCGAAAGTTGGCGAAAGTCTATCATAAGCGTTCTTATGAAGAAGAAGTGGCAGAGCAAAACGATTTCGTTGAAGTTTACGAAATCGTGGCTAAATAAAACTATGGGGTGCGGCACTCTTTGCCGACGATACTATCCGCCAGACTGCTCATCGTGGGGATTCACCTCCTCCACCCCATTCTTTCTTTGAGGTTATATTATGCATAAATCTGAATTGCCTATTTTGATCATAATTCTATTGACTGCAATTTTTGCTCTTGTGAACACATACTTCCATTGGATTCCATATTCTGCACCCCCAGTCATGTTGATGCTGGGTATTGCACTTTATTCAATCTGGGAGCACAAGTATGGCAACAAGACGTAATTTCTTCAAGTATCTTGGTCTTGCTGGCGGTATTGCTGGTGGTGGCGTAGTTGCCGCCGCAGCCGTTTTGCCAGACACAGAACGAGCAAAGTGTATAAAAGAAATTGAATCTACTGGTTACAATGGCAAATTAGCCATTGGTGCTGAGTATGGTAAACTGCGTCCAACGGAACCTAATACCTTCCATTTTGGACCGCAGTTTGTTCCTGGAACTCAAAG